CCCGACAACATCGCTCACAATGCTATTTTTAATCTCAATTGTCATTTTCCTCACCCCCTTTCAATATTAACTAGTCTAATACTTATACCAGTACCAATCCTTGCTTTCCATTGCTGCTTTTAGGTGTGGATTTTGTGTTCTGGCATATTCGTTTAAAATTTTCTTGACATCCGCCCTAGATTTTCTATCCAAAGACTTATGCCCTTTTTGATTAGCCCATTTAGCGATAGTATAGCCCTCATGTAAGCCCAGGATGTGACTGTTAGAGGGTTGATTGAGCTCCATCATGGTCAAAAAGCTCTTAGCACCTCTTGGTGTATTTGCTTTTCTATAGGCTGTATTTCCCATTTTTTTGTTTTCACCCATGCGGTCAAAAAGATTAGGGTTAGGATTTTTCTCTATTTTGCCTTTATTAGCAGCCATAGCCGCCTTTATGGTCATTGACTTCTTGCTACTTGCTTTTGTTACACTACTTTTCTTTTTAGAAGCTGCTCCTCTTCCGCCCATTATGCTCCTTTCTTACTCTCTCAATGCGGTTATCTTTGAAATACGCCACCCCTATGTTTGGTGGGAAGTCGTAATCAATTTTCTGACCCCAAATCAAAATACCTGTTGGGTGTAATCTGGTAATCATTTCTTTCAAACCGTCATAAAATAATCCTTTGGCTGTCTTGTCTTTCATAACACCGACGGTACTGATAGCCAAAATGCTATTTTCAGGTAAACCATCAAAACAAAAATTGTAGCTCTCATGCGTCGACCAAGACACCGTGGGGATGACAGTCATGCCGCAGTCTTGCCAGTATCGTCCAATTAAGCGTGAGCGGTAGGTGTTCCAAACTTGCATGGCTAGCGGAAAGTCTGTATATAGACTAAAATCAGGTGTTAGAACGCAATCAAATTTTGATAGCTTATCAACATAATTGTCAGGCCTATTCCAAACACGCTCGAATTGGTAATCATCAAGAAAGAAATGAACACCCTTCGTGTAATCAGGCTTATTTAATACATAGTTGAAACCCATTAAATCTTCCGGCACCCAATCCGTTGCATCTAGTTTAGGAATTTGAAAATAGCCCTCGATTTTGCTTTCATCGTAAAGTTGAAAGTTTAAGTTTTTAAACATCATAAAACGCTCAATCACTCTCTTCTGGACCTCCTAAAACTAAAATTTCTCTTTCTGGCAAGTCTTGCGGGATAATTTCCGCTTTTTGTAACATATACAAACCTTGATTTTGGTCAACAACACCAGTTTTGACTAGTTCACTTACTCGATTGATATAACTTGAACCTGTCGGATCAACTGCTGGGAATAAATCAGAATCGATGTCACAGCCTAGTTTATTGCTCAACTCGCTAACGAATGGTCTTAAATACCTTGCCACGGCTTTTGCGTAAACATTAGAACTCATTTCAAGTGATGACTGTTGGTCTCCTTGTCCGCCTACAACGTTTTCAGGAATGCCGTAAACTTTAGCGAATTGCCCTGTTGTCCAATCGGCTTGGTTAAGCAATTGAGCCACATTTGACCTGATTTCAAGTGGTTGAAAGTCTTCCAAGTCGTCCAAAACTAGCGGGCCACCGTTCATCTGTTTCATGGCTTGACGTGAGCGTGATTGTTTAGTTTTGAAGTCTAGTAGACCACCACCCTTGATTTTCAAAATCCCGTTTGCATTTAGCGCATTCTTGAGCGAATTAAGCGTTAAATTATCACTAGCTTTTTGGATGTTTAGCTCTCTGGTTAGCGCCATAAGTGGACTAACGCTGGTCTTGCCACCGTCAACAGAAAGCAAGCGGAAATGCAAGACGTCATTTTGCGGAACATTCAACTTCGCGCCAATTTTGGGGTCGTCAAACGTGATGTTGTAATAAAGTCCGTTCTCATAATCCATCGTATTCACGCTGACCTGAGACGGTCTCAAGAATTCCCATTTAACGTCTTTCCCGTTAACGTTGCGCCAGCGATAAGCAAACGCCTCGCCACCCAAAAGCATTTGAGCAAAGATTGACTGATAAAAGCCAAAGCGATTTGAATTATTCGTCGGATTATCAATAATTCCCTGCATACGTTTGTTAGCCGTCAATTTAACCGTTGCCAAATCATTTGAAAGCTGATTGATAATAGAAAATAGATCCGAGTTCTTCAGCGCTGACTTAGCAGACACCCACTCATTACCCGTTAAACTGGTTTTCAGAAAGTTATAATCATCATCACCAAAGAATTGTGTAACAGGTGGGCTCTCAGTTGTCTGATTCATAAAATTAAATATTGGCAAATATTCTCACCTCCTTTCTAAGCGACTGTTTTAACCATGAACAATTTCTCTGTTAGCTCCCCGCTAATTTTGCTTGGTGCAAATGTGCTACTTGCATTTTTGAACTCATATACACATTCAAAACGTTCGTCAGAAATTTCGTAGCTTGAAATCAAAACAATGTTTTTCTTGCTCATTTCATAAGCCCAGTCGTAAAATGCTTTACTGTCAAAATTGTTTATTGAATAGCTATCGAGCCTTGTTTTTTCATATGGAGGGTCTACGTAAACAATGGTATCAGATAAATATGAGAAGCGTTTATAGTCTAGGTTTGTTACTCTTAAGTCCTCAAGTTGTTCAAATTGTCCGAGTTGCTGAACCCGCTCCAATTGTTGAAGCCGTTGAAGTTGTTCAAGTTGCTGAAGTCGCTGTAAAATTTGAGCTCTGCTTTCTTTCCCAAAATCAAAAGGACGATAAGCATTCTTATAAGTCTCTGTTTTTTTGTACCCGCTGAAAGTATCGTGGTTTTTAATTATTTCAATAGCTAAGTTGTATTTTATGTCTGAATTTTTTTTACTATATAAGTAACTTCTTCTGTCGTTTCCAAAAGAGTTGACTAAAAGTTTTAGATTATCATCAACTGATTTTTCTTGTTTGCCTCTTATTTTGAAAAATTCCTCACGGCTGATAATTAGTGTTTTTAAGTATTCCCTATCTGATGAAACAACCTTTTTAAACATTTCTGTTATTGTTTCATCTAAATCATTATAGTGTACAGATAATCCATTTAATAAGCATTCGGCAGTGATTGCACCACCGCCGCCGAAAATATCGTAAATTGGCTTTTCTGTTCCAAAATTTTGCTTGATAATCTCTACAATTTTCTTGCTGATTTTCTTTTTTGAGCCTTGATAAGGAAGCCCAACAGGCTTCCCTTTTCGCACTTTCCTCTCGTCTAGTGTTAACACTTATTACCCTCCGAAAAATAAATTTCTATAATATTCACGTCATGCTTCTGGCGGCTTCCTGTTATCCGCCAAAGTAGCTGGCGGTAGTCGTCAAATTCTCCACTGTCTTCATCTACGGGGTCAAGAACCACAAGTGTTTTAAACTTATCTTGAAGCCCATCAACCCCAACCCCTAGCGTTTGCGCCGTAGCAACGACAATAGGTGCATTAAGTAGCTCTTTAGTAGTACCAGTCCAAATTCCAATGTGTGGATTCCTTTCTTTTATGATATTAGCAATCTGAACACTTTTAGTCACGATAAGCATTTCGTGCGGTGCTTTTTTGATAAGCCTGTCCACCTCTTTTAAAAGGGGGGTATCTTCGTTTACTGCTTTTAGCTTTGGAAAATCAATATCAAAGCCCGTTTGGTTTAGAATCCGCTCAAAAGCTGTTTTGCCGAATGATAGCTTACTCATCGCTGTTTTTCCGTTTTTTACAACAACGTTGTAAGTATTCAGCATTTCAAGGGCTTCGGGGTTTGCGGCGGGTAACGTCTTTTTATAGAACTTAGTCTTGAAGCCGTTGTTTTCCTCAGCGTTTTCAATTTTTTCTATTTCTTCCCAACGCATGAAGTTTGGTAAGTTTGAAACATAACTCTCATAGTCTCTGAAGTCAGCCCATTTAGTTTTGGAGTAAGAAAAAGCATCGTAAATCATATTCCCATGTGCAAGCTGCCAATCGAACTTCCTATTTGGGTTCGCTTTATTCCACAGGGTTTTTTCAAGTGAGTAAAAATTCTCCCCCTTTTTTCTAATCGGTGTGGCTGACAGCCCTATCGTGTAATTGCGCTTTATTTTTTTATAAGCGCTAACACAATTCTTAGAGCTGATATTTTGCCATTCGTCGAGAATTAGGACGTCGCAGGTTATTTTTTGCGTTTTAACACGATTTTGTAATGCCCTATCAGTTATGTAGATAACTTCAAAGTCTTTATCGAATCCAAATTTTTTAACAGTTTCTTTCCAACCGTCTAAAATAGCCACTCGATTGTTGACAACGATTACTTTATCGGCTCTTTTAGCCTTGCAGATTGATAAAGCACAGATGGTCTTCCCTCTGCCTTCAGCCTCCCAAAGCTTCAAGAAAAATACCGTGATTTAATCTTGAACTTCGGGATACTGCCTCCTTCTGCCATTTTCTTAACTCGATTTTCGTCAATCCTTATAACTCCTTTAAATATATTTCCAGATAAACCCGTAAGCTGTTTTGCGATTACCGTTGGCAACTTCGCTTATGTTCCCTTGACTGAAACCCGTTTGCCTTTTAATTTCGGTAAGTGATGCCCAAGTTTTTACAATCTTTTCATCAAGTGTGTATTGACAAATCGGCTTGCTTAGAGTTTTTGCCATGCGTTTGTTGTGTGTCCCGTGATTGAGGTTTTCCTTAGCAGTCGCCCATTCGAGATTGCACGCTCTGTTGTCCGTTTTATCTTCGTTTAAATGATTAACCTGTGGTTTGTTGTCTGGGTTCTCGTGAAATGCTTGGCAAACTAAACGGTGGACGAAGAATGTTCTTTTTTTTCCACCAGCGCATAAGTTGACAAACAAATACCCATATCGGTCTATACATGGCTTCAAAACACGTCCTTTTACAATTCGCCCAAGGCAATCTTTGCGCTCTAAGCTCTTAACACGCCCCATATTTGAAACTTGGTACAACCCTTCGTAGCCTTTAATGTTTTTCCATATTTCCATTTAACAATTCTCCCACTCCATACACAAAATCCTCTAGGTCGTTTCGCATAGCATAGAACAGAGCTAGTCTTGCGCTAGCTCTAACGTCATTGTGGTGACTTCTTCCAAACTTCCACAGCCCTAATGCCTTTAATAACTCGTTAGGGATATCAGTTTGATATCC